TCATCTGGCGCGGACGGAAAGGATCGACTTTCGAAGACTTGCGGCGCTATCAGGTGATGCGCCGCACTCGAGCGCCAGCTTATGGAATTCCTCGGCTGCGTCATGTGGAGCAAGGCTATACGACCGGACTGCGGCCCGGGCCTTCGGGGCTAGGTCATTGATGTCGCCATAGGTCAGCATGCCCGACAGCATGGCCTCTTCCTTGAACATCTTGATGACGCTTGCCGGCAGCCGAGGGCCGAAAACGAAGTACTCGAGAATTTTTAGGAAGCTTGGATGAGCCTGAATCTCGGCGCCGGCCGTTCCGTTCTGCTCGAAAATTTGTTGTCGCGACTTACCTCGGGCGCCGGGATTGCGATCGGGATCGGTGAAGTATAAGAGCCGCACATCCGGTACCGCCTGGCGATCGAGCAACGAGTCTGTCAGTTCGTCCATTGGTTCCAGGGATGCGCGTATCTCGCTATGGGATGGGTGGCCGAAATGAATCTTGGACAACAGTTCGCGCTCGTGGTCAGTCAATTCGATATCGGGCGTTCTCAATTAATACTCCTGGAAGACTGGATCGGTTTCCCCTGCTGCAATGGTATTTTATACAATCTTTCGTCGTTATATCGGCAGTATTGCGCAGCTGGTCGACCAGCGCCGCCGCCGCGGCGTGCGCGTGCGCACCGGCAGTATTACGACCAAGTCGTGAAACCCTGTCGCTGCAATCGGTGCCCCACCGTTGGCGGATGTCTGCGAGAGAGGGTCTACGCCGGCGGCGCACACCCAGGCGCGGCGCGAGATGTCCCCGAATTTGGCCGCGCTTAAATCCCGCTGAGTGTGTGTGTCATGGCCTCCAGGAAGGCCCGGTACTCGCGCTCGATGACCGCTTCGCATTCGTCGGCGGTGGCCAGGGGCGCCACCTCCAGGGCAATCCGCCGCTTGCAGTCTTGCAGGCCGGCGCGCATCGCTTCGACCACTTCCCGCACGCAAGCGCTGACTTCGGCCTTGTCCAGATATTGGGCCGCCAGGTTGACCGCCTCGATCTCGGACAAGGTGGCCTCGGCCGCTTCACGGCGCGCGCGGCTGACATCGTAGGGTGGCGGTTCGTCGTCTGGCTCATGTGCAGGCCCGCCGGCAGCGCGCGGTGCCGGTGGCGGGGCCGGTGCTGCCTGCTGCTGGTCGCCGGCCGCGCGCGGGCGCGCGTGCTGCCGATAGATCGCGGTCGCCGCCTCTGCGTCGACCTTGTTGTTTTCGCGGGCGATACCGAGGCGCTTGATCGCCCGGTCCGCGGCCTGGCGCGAGATGCCCAGTGTTGTCGCCCAGTCGGCGACGCTCATCATCGTTTGCATGTGGTGTTCGATTTTGTCAGGCAAGTTGTAAACCAGGTTTACAAAATGGGAGGTGGTCAAACTGCGCGTCTCCGCAGAAATTCATATACGAAACAATCGCTTACGATCAATTAGGCTGCTGGTCGCCGGCTGGCCGGTGTCAACCAAACGTCAGGAAATTATTCCGGCACCAGCTAGCGCGATGACGGGGCCTGAATTACCCTTGATCGTTTGTTTCCCGGAAGAACCTAACCCCCGGGGGGGGGGGGTGGGCGTTCCGCACAACCCGATGCTCCTCAAGGACGGAGGTAGCAGCAGCATCGTGCCTGGTGCGCCTTCTCACGCCGTGTGCCAGCGTGAGCCAGTCGAGACCCATCGAGAGCGTGCAAACCTCACGCTCGCCTCATCCGCCTATGAGCCTCGTCTCTCGGCGTTCAGGCTGCCTGCTATACGAGACTGCGCGTACCCTTACTCGTGGCGTATGCGCCGTCGGTGACCGCATCATGCACGCCAACCACGACCGTGCCTGCAGCTTCGCTTGTCACTCTTTCATTGCTACCTATGACGTCAGCGGTTTGCTGTCGCTGATCAGCCCGCAGGCCGGCCACCTCTTCACGCAACGACTTGATCTCCGCCACAAGCGCATCCGTGTTGGGCGCGCCGATTCCCGAGTAATCGCCCTGCGCTACAGCCGCAGCCTGGTGCGCGATGCGAGGAACGCTGCCGGCCGGCACGGACCAGTCGTACGGAACCTCGGCCGGCGCCATCGTCGGGATGGCTCCCTTCCAGCTGGTCACGCCGCTCGCAATGACGTTCAGGGCATCGAGCTGCTGCTGCGCGATGCTGACCTGCTGCGACGCCGCGGCCGCTACCTGGTCGTTCGTGCGCAGCACATCGGCCAGGTCCGACGAGTAGGCCGCATCCCCACCGTTTAGCTTCTGGGAAAGCTGCAGGAAGGTCTGCTCCACCGAGTTGAGCTGGCCCTGGGCCGTCGCATCGTTGGCCAGCGCCCGCTGCTTGGTTTGCTCATACTGCCGGCGTGCTTCGGCCAGTTGCTGCTCGGGCGTGAGCGTCGACAGCGAGCCGACCAGCAGGCTGTTGTTCAGCCCGGCCGCCGTGGTCGCGAACCCTTTCATCTGGTCGAGGAAGCTGCTCAGGCTGTTCTTCGCGGCGTCCGATGCGTCTTTCGCCTTCTGGGCGGCCTGCACCTGGTCGAACAGCGAGCGGTTGCTGGCGTCGAGCGCATTGCGCTGCTTCTCCAGGAGCTGGGCCGACGTCATCGTCAGCTGGTCGAGCTGGTCCTGCAGGTCCTTGCGCTCGTCGGCGATGTCCTGCAGCGACTTAGTCGTGTCCTCGATCGCCGGCGTGACGGCCGCGAACGCTGCCTCAAGGTTCATCAGCGCGGCGTAGGTCTGCTGCATGCCTGGGATGTCCAGGCTTCCGCTCAGCGTGTCGATCGCGCGCGCGAAATCCTCGCGGGTCTTGATCCAGCCGAGACCCAGCGAATTGAGCTGACTGGTCACGAACGCCTGCACCGGCGCCAGCTGCTGCGCCTTCGTCAGGAAGTTCTGGGCGTAGTCGGCGGTCTTGCTCTGGAATTCGTCGATGCCGCCCAGCAGCTGGATCAGGTTTTCGCGCGCGCCGATCGATGCGACGCCGGTCTGGCCGAACGTCGCCCCGATCGATTGCAGCGAAGCGTCCAGCTTCGCATAATCGCTGGCCACCCGCACCAGCGTCTCCAGGTAGCCTTCTCCGGCCTGCTGGAAGCGTGCCAGGTCCGGGATCGCCGCCTGGGCCATCTGGTCGCCCAGCTTGCTGAACACGGCCTGCAGGGCTTTCTGCTGGTCTTCCGCGCTCAAGCCTTTCAGGCTGATCTTGCCGATGTCGACGACGAAGCCGTTCAGCTTTTTCGTGAAGTCGTCGCCGTTGATGCCCAGCAGCGTGCCGGCCTGCGCGATGCTGTCGCCCAGGCTCTTGATGATCGCGGTGAATTGGGTGTTCGCGTCGTTGGCCAGCTTGTAATACTGGGTGTTCATCTTGTCGCTGCTGAACCACCCGCCCGAAGTCTTCACGTCGGCGTAGCTGTAGCCGGCGGCGCCATTCCGCGAGATGTTGCCCAGCGAATCCTTCGCCACCGTGAAGCCTGAGTCCTCGACGCTCTGCTTGCCACCGAAAACCGATGTAGCGATTTTGCCAATGATGTTCCCAACAGCGGGGATCAGTTTGGCCACTACCAAGCCGACAGCACCAAAACCGTAGGCCTCCAATGCCGTGGTAGCGAAGCCATTGTTTTTGTTCAGGTGAACATCGGGATTTGCGATGTTCGGATCTTTCAGCAGCTCGCTGGCGAAGTTGCCGATGCTCGCCTCGATCGACTTGAGCGAGGTTGTCATCGCCGACAGGTAATTGATCTGCGTGCTCGAGTTCGATGCCGTCAGGTCGATCGACCGCTTGAGCGAGTCTGACTTCGCGCTGCTGTCGCCCAGGACGGTGCCGGTGCCCTGCGCCGCCTGGCGCTGCTCGGACAGGCTGATGCTGCCGCCACCCAAGCCGCCGACCATCTTGGCGCCGACTGCGATGACGGCCGCCAGCGTCGCCGCGCCGGCAGCGATGTTCAGCGGGAACGGCATCGAGGCGATCGCGCGGACCACGGCGGTGACGCCCCAGGCGCTGGCTTCCGTACCGGCGAGCCCCACGGACGTGGCGGTGGCGGCGGTCTGGGTCGCCACGCGCGCGCCGGCGCCCGCCGTCTCGGCGGCCGTGACTGCGGTGATGCTGGCGATTTTCTCGACGGCCGCTTCGATAGCCAGCGCAGTCTCGACCGCGTGAAAGGCCATCTGCACGCCCTGCAGCACCTTGTAGCCCTTCGAATTCTCGTTGAAGAAGCCCTTCGCGGCGCCGGCGATGTTGCTGTAATAGCCCAGCGTGCTGCGCGTCTGCTCCAGGTTGATCGCCTGGGTGGCCGCCGCCAGCTTCTTCTGGTCGTTGGCGTAGTTCTGGGACGCCGTCGTGCGCGCGGCCGCGAGCGCGTTCTGCTGCAGCGTGTAGTTGTTCATCGCGTCGACCAAACCGCCGATCGCGCCGCCCGCGTTACCGAGTGCCGACTGCATCGCGCTGCCGAACTGCTCGACCCGGGTCGGATCGAACGCATTGTTCATGACGTCGGCCAGGGTCCGGAAGCCGACCGACGTCTGAGCGATCTTGGCGTCGGCGTTGGCGTTCACCTCCTTCACGTACGCATCGTAATCGTCCATCAACTTAAACTGCCGAGCGAGCTTTTGCGCGCTAGTATCGTTCGTTTTTTCGATCGCTGCAGACGCATCTTCCTTACGAATTGCGGCCAGGCGGATCGACGTTTGCGCAGCCGAGCGGACGCGTTCTTCATCGGTGCCGATGAAGGTGTTCCGCATGTCCGAATAAATTGTTGTGGTCTCGTCGCGCATTGTCTTGGCGTCGTTCAAGAACGAGGCCGAAACATTGCTCGCCAAGGCCTTCAGCCGAGCGGCGCCCATTTGCTCGTATGCTTCAGCAAGCTTGCTGGCCGATGCCAGATACTCCTGGGTTGCCTCGCCGTTTTTGCTGCGCTCTTCCATGTCGGCGCGAATCGAAAGCGCGACCGACTGCAGCCGCGAGGCGGAATAAATCTCCTGCTGGTCGGCGCTCTTGCCGGCCAGGACATAGGCATCATGCGTCGACCGATTCAACTCGTCTTGTGCGTCGGCCAGGCTTTGCACGGTGCCGAATTCCTTGGTATAGCTCTGGAGCGCCGCCTCGGCCGCGCTACGCCGGCCCTCGGTCGCCTGCTGGGCAGTCTTCTGCGCCAGCGCGTCGCGTTCGGCGATGGCCGTTGACAAGGCCTGGGCGTTCGCGACCGGATCGCCACCTACGGTAGCCCGCGCTGCTGCAACCTTCTTGTCGGCGAGCGCCATCGCCGCTGCGGCATCCTTTGCGTTCAGGGCGTTCTCCCTGTCGACGTACTCGGCGAGGCTGGAAATGCGCAGGTCGTACATCGCCTTGGCGTCGGACAGCGCGCGCGCGTCGATGGCCGTCAGGCGCGTGGCCGAGTTTTGCGCCGCTACCTCCATGCCCTTGTTGACGGTGTTGATCTCGGACGCAAACGCGTACTGGATGCCGAGGCGCGCATTTTTCGCCTGCTCTTCCACGCCCGCCATCTTTGCGGCCCGGGCCTTGGCCTGCTCTGCGTCGTCGCCCGCGTAGGTCTGCGTGCTGACGCGCTTTTTCGCGGCGTCGATGGCTGGCTGCAGGGTCGCCATGACGTCAGCCATTCGAGCAGGTGGCAAGGTGTATTTGGAAGTCAGCGCGTTCAGCTGTTCGAAGTTGCCCAGATCGATGCGTTTGTCGGCGCCGCCGAGCTTCTCGCGGATCTGCTGCAGCTGGTCGAGCTGCACCTGGTATTTCTTCACCTCGCCGGCGATGCTCGCGACTTCCGCCTTCAGCTGCGTGGAATACTGCGATTGGCCGGAGCCGATCGAGGCGCTTTTTGCGTCCTTGGCCAAGTTCAGTTCTTTGATCTTGGACGTGACAGCCTCGATCTGTTTGGCATTGTCGCCCAGCAGGCCGGTGCCGTACTTCTGTTCCTCGTTCAGTTTTTTCAGCTGGCTCGCCGTGTCGTCAAATGAAGGCAGGTCCGTGCTAACCTTTTCGCCGGCCTTGTTCTTGAAGTGGATGAATGCCGCAGTCGCCGCTGCCAGCGCCGCCGTGATCAGGAAGATCGGCGAGGCGACGATGGCCAGCACAGCCTCCAGCGCGCCCAATGCTGTTGCGAGCGCGTACGCCCCGATCGAGGCGGCGCCCTCGGCGGCAGTAAGTGCGCCGGCGGCGACGGCCGCTTCGCCCTGGGCCAGGATTACAGCTTGCGTGGTGGTCGCCAGCGTCGCTTGAGCAGCGGTCAGCGCCTCGGTGGCGATGAACTGACCTTGAATGGATGTCGTGGTGGCCAGCGCCGCGGCGGCCTCTTCGACCGTTGCAATGGCTACAGCATTCGATGACAGCGCGCGCGCCGCCGCGGTGCTCGTGCTGGCGACCTGTGCGCGCGCCAAAGCGACGGCGGCGCCGGTAGCGCCCCACGTGACCGTCCCTTGCGTCACAAGGGCGGCGATGTAGCCGGCGCCAGCCGCGATTGCGCCAGCGTAAGGCACGGCAAGCAGCGCGCCGCGGTAGATCGCGTAGGTGGCGACTAGGTCTTCGACCGCCTCCTTGTGCCGGCCCAGGGCCGTGATCGTCGCAACGATCCCGCCGGTGATTTGGCCGGTGACGCTACCCATCGTGCTGGCGAAGTCCGTGAGGGTGCTTTTGTTCAGGCTGTCGTCCATCGCCACGCCCAGCGCCTTGAGCGCCACGGTCTGCAGTTCGACCTGCTTTGTGAACCCATCCAGGAACACGCCGCCGACCTTTACCTTCAGGTCTTCCATGTAGCGCGACATCGAAGACAGCTGCTTGCCGGCAGTGCCCATAGCCTGCTGGTACGAGCCGGCGATGTCCGAGCCCACGGCCATCAGCTCATTCACGCGAGCCTGCGTTTTTTCGGTGTCCGTCAACAGGTCGACGTGCTTGTGCAGGGTCGCGGCCGTCAGTGCATACGCAGCCTGAAAGTTCACGTTCAGCCCCAGATTGCGCAAAATCTCGACGTCGCCCTGCTGCAGTCCGACCGTCATCCGCTTGAATGCTTCCGAGGAGCTGATGCCGCCGATCACGGCGGCGTCCTGGGCGACACGCGCCAGCTTCATCGAACTGGACAGGTCGACGTGCGCCTGCGCCAGCGCGGTCAGCGATTCACGCGACTGCACCATCGAGATACCTTGCGATTGCAAGCCGGCGGCGAAGCTGGCCATGGACGAGGCGGTGTAGCCGGCGTTTTTGCCGACGTTGTCCATGACGACGCCCAGGGTTTCGTACCGGGCCGCCAGCAGGGTGGCGTCCTTGGCGTAATCAGCGATTTGCATCGCGGCGAAGCCAGCCGCCAGGGTCGCAATGCCAGCGGTGGCCACACCGGCAAGTCGGTCGAGCGCGTCGCCAATGGTTTCGACTTGGCGCACTGCAGCTGGCGCGCCCTCCACGCTGAAGCTGATGACGGCGCCGCCGCCGGGTGTGAAGCTCATGAGTAGTCTCTTTTAGCGGATGGTGGTTGCCAATGCGCGCGCCGATCAGGCGCCCACGCCTTTGAACATGCCTCGGTAGTCGATCGCCTTGGCCGCGAAGTCGAGACGGCACTTGACGCTCATACCGTCGGCTTGAAAATTGTTCTGGGTCTCGATGACCGGTCCCTCGGCGCCTTCCAGGTAGGCATACTCGACCGTGTCGGCCTGGCCATAGTTCGCCGCGGCGTACCACGTGGCCGGGTTCACGCCGTCGAGCAGCGGCTCAACGACCGGTTTCAGGCTCGAACGCCCACCAGCGCGGAATTCGTTGACGTCGGCCGCGCGCGCCGGCACGTAGTTCGCGCTGGTGAGCTGGTACGCCGTCTGCTCGAGCGTGGACGGCACGATCAGGTAGCTCGGGCTCAGGTCCAGAATCTCGGATTGCAGACCCACCTGCTGGCGCATGGCCGCACGCATCGCCTTGAGCGCGTCCAGCTGCAGCGCCGAGGTGGCGCCGTCCAGCATGTTCTTGTGTCGGCTGTCGAACAGCGGGATGCCATCGGCCAGCGCGGCGCCGCCGGTCAGCTGGGCGTACACCAGCCGGTTTTCCAGGCGCGCAGCGGCAGCGGCGAAGCCGGCCAGGGCCGTATCGAAGGCGCGCAGGTCGTCGTTGACCATGGCTTGCCGAGTCAGGCCGATGATGCGGCCGTACGTCAGCAGCGCATAGGTCTCGGCGCCGTCGCTCATAGCGCCGAATTTGAATTCGCCGGCCTCGTTGGTGCGCAGCAGGTCCGGAGCGCCCGACAGCTGGGCGACGGTGACGGGGCGGAAGTCCTGCAGACTCATCGCCTGGCGCGCCCACACCTTGTAGGATGCCGGGCTTTGCTCGTAGGCCTGGCGCAGGCGCTTGTCGGCGACGTTGGCCAGGATGGACGAGAAGTCGCTCGTGCCCATGCCGCGGTACTGCAGCGCCTCGGTGGCCACGCTCAGGCGGTCCATGCCGCGCACGTTCACGCCCTGGGCCTGCAGTGTCTCGCGTGCCATTTCGATCAGGGTCATGCCGCGGAACTGGCGCCCGTTGTCGGTCAGGAGCGTGCGCGGGGAAACGCGGTGCAGCAGGGCTTCGGCCATGCCGGCCGCGGTAGTTGGGTTCAAGGGCATGTGTGCGTCCGTTTCAGTGAGGTTGTGTATTCGGATCGTAGTGGCGGGCGGTCAGCGGCTCCAGGTGACGCCGGCCTCTTCGGCCTGGTCGATCAGCTGCTTGAGGTCGGTTTCGAGCTTGCCGATGCGCTGGTCCAGGTCGGCGACCTTGGCCGCGCGCTCGGTGTTCGTGATCGCGGTGGCGGGCCAGTCCATGCCGTCGATTTCCTTCATGAGCGCCTTGTTGACGAGCGAGCCGAACAGTGCGCACAGGGCCTGGTCGACTTCCTTCGATTGCGCGGCCTTGTCGTAGGCCTGGGCGTCGCCGGTGATGCTCAAGAACTGCGCCAGGTTGGCCGGCGTCATGTTGCGAGGGCTGCGAGCGAACTTCGTCAGGGTCTCCTGCATCCGCGCGCGGTAGGCGTCGCCGGTACTGTCGATCCAGCTGGCGAGCATGGCTTTCAGGTCTTCCTTGCTGCCCGGTGCGCTCAGCACCATTTCGCGCTCGCGCTGCAGGCTGTTCGATTCGGCCTGCATTGCCTTGATTTTTTCTTCCAGGTTTTGCACCGCGCCGCGCAGTGTCTTGAAGTCGATGCCGAACATTTCACCTCCGATGTTTGAGCGCGTGCGCGCCGTGTCAGAAGCTATTTTCGGCTTACCTCTCGGACATTTCCGCTAGAAAATATGTCCAACAATGCGCGCCAGCTGCCGGGTCGTCAGGCTGTCCGAGCGGTTGAGCAGGGTCGCGTAGAACAGCGCCTTGCTCAAGGGTGTCGCCCCGGCTGGTGGGTCCATCTCATCACGCCAGGCGTTCCACGGCCCACGGCTGATGAATCGGTCCCATTCGACCTTGAGCGCGCGCGCGCCGATCGCGCTGCCTTGCGCGTCCAGTAGGCCGGCCGCGATACACAGCCAGCTGTCGCGCCGCGCTTTGCGCCAGCCCGCCGGCGTCGTCGGGATGCCCAGGCATCGTTCGAGGGGCACAGCGCCATCGGCGTTGAGGAAGGCGTGAAAGCCCTTTTGCAGCATGGCGCGGTCGATGTCGGTCGCCTGGCCGCTGGTGAAACGAACGATTGCCTGCACCGGGTCCACCCGAATTTCCATTGCGCAATCTGCGTGCGGCACGCAATTTTCTGCCAAGGACGAGGGCTTGAGCGTGAATTTCAATGCGTTGCTCCTGCTTGCACGTCGACTGTGCCGTCGTCCAGAGGCGCGAAGATCCGGCAGCGGTGGAGCACCACCACTTGCTCGCGCGCCAGCGGCGTGCCTCCGAACCCGATGCGGCGGCCCTGGGCGCACTGGTAGACATCGCGCACCCGGCTCAAGTGCCGGCACTCGACGCAGACGTGGCGCTCGTCCTGGCGAGCAGCCTGGTCGACCAGCAGCAGCGCTAGCGCGCGCGCTGCGTCCCGATCGACGCCACGCCGAACGAGCGCGGCTGCGCGCCTGCTGACCGGCCTGGCGGCGCGCCGCATCATCTCCAGCAGCTCGGGCTTGAGCTCGCGCAGCACGCCGCGCCACTCGCCCAGCGCTGGCCTCGAGCCGGTGATGACGAGTTTGCTGTCGACGAGCGCCACCGTCACGCCGTCCGCCTGGCTCTGCTCGAGCACTGATTTCAGTAGCGTTTCCGAGGTCATGGTTCAGCCGTCAAAGGTGGGGCGCCCGGCCGGCTTCTTGCCCGACATCGGCGTGGTGGGCGCGGTGCCGTACCAGGGCGAAAAGTGGCAGGTCGATCCGTGGAACTGCAGCGGGATGTCGCCAAGCTGGCCGCTGCGATGTTTGCGCACCAGCACCTCGGCGAAGCCCTCCAGCTCGCGATTTTCGGGCTCGTACATTTCGGGGCGGTGCACCAGCATGACGATGTCGGCATCCTGCTCGATCTCGCCAGAATCGCGCAGGTCGGAAAGCACCGGGCGCCGGTCGGGCCGGTCCTCGACCTTGCGGTTCAGCTGCGCCAGCGCGATCACAGCCACGCCGAGTTCCTTGGCCAGCGCCTTCAAGCCGCGCGAGTACGAGCCGATCTGCTCGTGGCGCTTATCGCCGTCGCCGCCCGTCATCAAGCCCAGGTAATCGACGATAAGCACGTCCAGGCCGTGCCGGCGCTTCCAGGCTTTGGCCTTGAGGCGCAGCTCGAGCAGCGAAATGGCGGGCGTGTCGTCGATCGCGAAGCGCAGGTCGGCCAGCTTCTGCGTGCCGATCGTGATCCCGGCCCAGGCCGCATCGTCGTGGCCCGGGATCTCGCCGAGGATGGCCGACAGCGCCACGCGGCCGCGGTTGGCCAGGGCGCGGCTGGCGATTTCCTGCCCTTCCATCTCCATGCTGAAGTTGAGCACGCTGTACCGCTCGGCCATGTTCAGGCCGATGTCCGACGTCAGCGCGGTCTTGCCCATCGACGGTCGGCCGGCGACGATGACCAGCTGGCCAGGCCGCAGGCCGCCGTTCAGTTTTTTGTCGATCGGCTCGATCCCGGTCGCCATGGCCAGCCCGAGGCCTTCGGCGCGCTGGCCGATGCTGTCCATGACGTCCCTGAGCACGTCGCCGACCATACGCGGCTCGTTGTGCACGCGGCGTTCAGCCAGAGTGCTGACCATCGACTGCATCGCGTCGAGCACCTCGTCGGCGCTTTTGCCCTTCGGGCTCTGCGCCAGGCCGTTGATGGCGTCGGCCACATGCATCACGCCGCGCAGCAGCGCGCGGTCGACCACGGTGCGCGCGTACTGGCCCACGTGGACAGCGCTCGGGACGGTCTGCGCCAGCTGGTTGAGGTACGGCGCCAGGTCGCGCGTCATCATCGTTTGGCGGCCTTCCAGCGCGGCCCACACCGTGACCACGTCAGCCGGCTCCTGGCGCGCGACCATGCGCTGGATCTCGCCGAAAATTTCGCGGTGGTCCTCGCGGTAGAAGTGCTTCGCCTGCAGGTCGCCCAGCCGATCGATGCAATCGTTGAAGCGCAGCAGGGCGCCCAGCACGGCTTGTTCGGCCTCGATCGAGTGCGGCGCCATTGACTGTTCGTTCGGGTTGCTCATGCGGCCCTCCTGCTGTGTTGGCCGCTGGTCAGGTTGGCATACCCCGTGCGGCTGATGACCCAGTCAAAACCTACGCTCGGCGGGAAGGTCGCGTTGGCCTGCAGCCACGGGAAGAAGCGCGCTACGAAGTCCGGCTTTCCTGAGAACGTCCGGAAGTCGCGAATTGCGGCAGCGCGCGCGGCGACGAACATGTCGAGCGGTACCGCTCCCAACTGCTCGCCGAGGGCCGCATTGAACGCATGAATCACCTCGACCTCTTCGGCGCTGTAGGCGGTCTGCACCTGGTCAAGCCACCCATGGGCGTTCAGCCAGGATGCCGGATGCGGGATGAACTGCGGATTGCTCCACTCGCCGGACTGCTGCAGGCGCGCCATCGTCGCAAGCATCTGGTCGACCGTGGCGTCGTCCGGGTTCAGCTTGGCAAATGCCTTCTCGGCCACGCCGCGGGAACGCTTCCGCGGGAAAGCGGCGTAGAACCGCTCGAACCTGGCGACCAGATCGCCGGTGAATCCCGTCTTGGCCCGGCCTTTTTGGCCTGCTGGGGCTTCATCGGCAAGATCGCGGTCCGCTTGCGGGGCGCAAGATTTTTTCTTTTGGTGGTTTTCTTTTGGAAGGTTTTCTTTTGTGTGTCCCGATTTGGGACTATCGACCTGTCCCGATTCGGGACTATCCCCTGTCCCGATTTGGGACGTGTCCTGATTCGGGACTAGTCCCGATTCGGGACTATCAGCACCTTCGCCGGTAGGGGCTCCCGGGCCTACTGCTAGTCCCGATTCGGGACTACCTAACGACTTCATCCGCTTCGCCGAGATCCATTTGGTCATGTCCATCTGGATGCCGATGATCATGCCGAATTTGCCCTGGCGCTTGGTGATGACGTTTCGGGCGGCCAGGGCGTTGAGCGTTGACGTCACGTGCTGACGCGCGATGTCGCAAACCGCCCCAATTTGCGACGCTGACATGTCGTCCTCAAGCTTGCCGAAGCCGCGCGTTTTCCGAAAAATTGTCAGCACCACAGACTGTTCACGATGCGAGAATCCCCCGCCGAGAACAGCCTCTAGATGCCGATTCGGAATCATGGTGAAGCCGTCCTCATTCGGTGCTGTGCTCATCCTTGGCCGACCTCAGTGCTATGCGCCGTGGATTGTCCATCGAAGCGCTCGGCGTTGCGCCGGACATCGTCCGGGAAGGGAAGGCCGGCCAGCAAGTCAGCCTGATCGGCGGCGCTGAACTGGTCGAGGCGGCGCACCGCCTCCTCGAGCGGAATACTGCACAGCCCGATGTGCGAGCGCGCCATGACGCGCGCGACGCCTTCAGCGAGCGCCATGAGCTCGAGCGGCCCCTCGTGACGCCAGTCCCACAGCAGGCCTGTGCAGGCCCGCCCATTGCGTCGACGGAGGTACCGGAAGCCGCTGGTCCAGCCGGGGATTTCTTGAAGCTGCTGTGCTGCCAGAAATGCGGCGTGATGGGTCGCCCCGGCCAGCAGCAGGCGCCCGACGTCGTCCAGCAGATCGAATCGGGGATCGTCAGCGTCGCGCCCGTCGATCAGGATCCACGCATCGTCGAAGCCGTAATCCTCGGCCGCGCCCGACAACAGCCGGTGCTGGTCGCGCTCGTTCTCGAAGTGCTCGATGTTCGCCAGGACGTACTCGACAGATGGCGCCACCCACGGGCGGCCCGCGCGGTCGATGAACCAAGCCAAAGACGGCTCATCGCCACCCAGGCCGAAATTATGGGCCTTCAAGCGGAAGGGGGGCAGCGGCGCCGATTTGCCGGCCATGTGCTCGAGGTGCGCGTTCATGCTGCACCGCCGGCGTCAGTGTCGTGAGCCAGCGCCAGCACGCGCTGGGCGCCAAGGCAGAGGCGGAAGAGTTCAACGGGATCGGTGCAGGCCGTGGCCTCGCCGATGTCGCGCAGCAGCTGCGCAACGTCGATGCCGTCGATTCGGTGGGAATATGGGGATGCGTGCCGTACAGGCGTGATGAAGCTGGACATGGTGTCCTCCGTGTGTGGTTGAAGAACCGCACAACCCGTCGCCAAACGGGGTGAGCGGCAAATGGCAGGGTTGGCGAACCGGTACACAGGGAAACCGGCATACCCGAAGGTATCCCTACCACTGCCGCCCATAGAGGATGCAATGGCTCGGACAAAAAAATACCGCCAAGGGGCGGTTGTCCGCCAAGTGTAGTTCGAGTCGCCAAACCCGGCCGCGTCTTTATCCGCGACGTGAGCAGAATACGCCGGCGCTTTGATCGCCGTCAAGCGGTTCATCGATCCCGCGCAAGAATATTGCTGAGCAGGGGGATGAAGGCGCGACGGCGCGTGGTTGGCGCGGTCGTTTGAAACGTGGTTCATCCGCACCGCCTCAGTGTGCAGAGGCGATCAGGGCGCGGATGTCCTCGACGCGCCAGGCGGTGGTGCGCGGGCCGAGTTTGACGGGGGAGGGGAAGCGGCCCGACTTTACGCCGGCCCACCAGGTGGACTTACAGACCGGCACGACGGCCGGAACCGGCGGGTTGGACCTGCTGTTGCCGATGATTTGGCCGATGCGGAGGAAGCCGGTTTCGGGAAGCTGGTGCATTGAATTGCTCCTGTCTAGGTTGGTCCGAATTGGACCGACAGGGCAATTTTGATGCGTGTTCTTGCGTTGGGAAACTCGTCTGCCGGCAGACTGCTCAGTCTGCTTGCAAAATGCGCAGTCTGCCGGCAGGGTTACAGTTTATGTTCTTTGTCCCATTCACGGCACCAGTCCTCAATTACTTTTGGACTTTCGAGTTTCTCGCACTTCTCAAGCATGTCGCGCGCGAAAGACGCTTTGCTTTTATACAGATCTGGTTTCTGCTTCCACTCTTTCCAGCATTCAAAAACGAAGTTTCTTTCCGTTTGCTTTGGGTCGCGTGCGTGTCGTTCCTTCGCGCCACGTAGCCCTAATCGAGAGAAAAAATCTTTGCCAGCTGAATCCGCAGTCTGTGTAATATCACTTAAGCGATGCGCTTCTGCTGACTCGAAAAGCATCTCGAAAGCAACCTGTATTTGCTTTTTAGCTGTAGCAACAGATGCACTAACCAAGAAATACAAGACCATGAAGTCAAGAAAATCAACCATATTATCACGGTCCGTTGATGGCTTGAAATAGGTGCACTTAATAAGCCCCTCTGACACGGCGACAAACGCGCGAGCCGCCCAAGCAACATCATTTGGGACTCCCACGTAGGCACCCATAGTGATATATATGATCCGGCGACACTCAGTAAGAATTGCTGGAACTTTGTCACCGTACTTTTCGCTCAATTCGTATAAATATCCTTGTGCGATCGCATCAGTTTTCCCGCCTAATATGATAAAGCTTTTGAAACTCACTGGCGTCGGTGCGTTATTAAATCCTGCCCTTTCAAACGCAGCAGTCGCTTTAGCAAACTTCGGCGTCATCGCTGAAATATAATCGTCCATGTAATTTACTTCCATATTAATTCTCAGTATGCAATTACGAAATGCGAATCTGATCTAAATAGTCGGCCCACTGTTGCATCATCTTGCGGCGCTCCGGCAAGTGCGTGGTACGGTTGTAAGCCCGGCCGTTGGCGTCGCGCACCGCGTGCGCCAGCTGGTGCTCGATCAGGTCTGGACGCACACCCATGACCTCGTCCAGGATCGTGCGCGCCATCGCGCGGAAGCCGTGGCCACTCATTTCCTCTTTCGGTATGTCCATGCGGCGCAGCGCAGCCAGGATGGCGTTATCGCTCATCGGCCGCGTCGCCGTGCGCGCGCTGGGGAACACGTACCGGCCGGCGCCGGTCAACGGCTGGATCTGGCACAAGAGCTCCAACGCCTGTGTGGACAGCGGCACGATGTGGTCGACGCCCAGCTTCATGCGCGCCCCAGGGATGCGCCACTCGGCGGCGACCAGGTCGATTTCCGCCCACTCGGCGCCGCGCAGCTCGCCGGGTCGCACGAACACGAGCGGCGCCATGCGCAGCGCACAGGACACCACAGCCGAGCCCTGATAGGCGTCGATCGCGCGCAGGATCTGCGCCACTGCGGCCGGCTCGGTGACGGCGGCGAAGTGCTCGCCTTTAACCGGAGGTAGGGCGCCGCGCAGGTCGCCGGACGGGTCGCGCACCGCTCGGCCGGTGGCCACGGCGTACCGGAACACCTGGCCGCAGTTGCCAAGCGCGCGGTGCGCCGTCTCGAGCGCGCCGCGGCTTTCGATCTTGCGGACGACCTGCAGCAGCTCGGGCGCCGTGATGTCGGCGATCGGCCGGCTCCCAAGGTCGGGGAAGATGTCGCGCTCGAGCCGGCGAATGATCCGGCTGCCATGCGCGTCAACCCAGTTCGGAGAATGCTTTTCGTACCACTCGCGGGCGACCAGCTCGAAACTATTGGCGGCTTGCACCTGGCGCATTGCCTTGGCTGCTTTGCGGCTGTGGCTGGGGTCAATGCCGTCGGCCACCTGACGGCGGGCGTCGTCGCGACGTTCGCGCGCATCCTTGAGGCTGACATCAGGGTAGATGCCCAGCGACAGCAGCTTCTCCTTACCCTCGAAACGGTACTTGAAGCGCCACCACTTGCCGCCGGCTGGAGTCACGAGCAGGAAGAGGCCGCGCTCGTCGAAGAATTTGGCCGGCTTGGCGCCGGGTTTGGCTGTGCGAATGGTCGTGTCAGTCAGGGGCAT